TGAGGCACCGCTTGGGGGTAACTGGTACCCACTTGATACGCCACTGGAGCCGGGCTCTGTGCCACCTGGTAATTGACCGGGGCTGGAGCCACGTAGCTGCTTGGAGCCACCGCTGCCGGGACTTGGCTCGTCTGTGGGATCGATTGGACGGTAGCGTCCTGCATAACTCATCTCCTTTTGTAGAGCTTCTAAGGTTCGATACAGATATGGGGTTAAATCCAATCTTGGATCCGCAGCCATCGGAAGATCCGGTGCTTGCGGGTGAGGAGTCTGCATCATGCCCCCCACTAAGCGAGCGAATTGAGAGTATGCACCCTGTAATTCGTTCACCATCCTGAATGGGAACCCAGATAACATCTCGGCCCGTTCCTCATCCGTCTTAGACGGGAAGAGGTATTTCAGTGCTTCAATGCTATCAACACCTAACTCCTGGAGGTTTCGTACCACGATGGAGTTGTTGAGGATGTCTTGGGTAGAGTCCTCATAAACAGGACCCATCCAACGCCACAAAATAGTTAAATCACCGTCCGGAATAAGACCAATAACCTTGGGTGGAATTTGTTGGGTCTCCACACAAGCCATCATAAGTTGTTTGAGTTGGTCATTGTATTGCTTCATTGCTTCTTCATATGCCATCTCTTCTTCTGGGGGAGCGCCGTCAGGTAGATCCACGGGCTTTTCTAATCCTGCTGCCATCGCAAGCGTCGTCTTAAAAAGTTGTTCTTCCTGGTAAACAATCAACTCAAGACAACGACAGATGCCATGGGTGTAAATAGCATTTGCTTTTTTCTTGGATGTAGCAGCTACGCGACCAAACAGTGATTTGTACTCAGTTGCAGTAACGCCTGCAGAGATAGACAGTTCATCAACACCACCAAGTGCTGTACGGATCTCTTCTCGATACTGCCGTGCAAATGCGTTTTGGTCACCTGTGATTGCATCGGGGACAATGTAACCAACACGGTCGTTTGGTTCCAGGTTTGCGATGACTCTTGGTACACGGATCTGACCGTCAGCACCACGACTGACTGGATCTGCTTTGAACGTAGAGCGACTCAAGGCAGCAGGACTTGTAAAGCCAGAGTTTGCTGCAATCGAAGGTCGCTGAACACTCATGTCCCCACCTGCTTCCATCAGGTCTGTCTTGGGACGTGACGAAAGTAGTGTTGGGTTACCAAAGAAAGTAATGTTCTTGCGCATGGTGCGCATCAATTCATCATGCGTACAGATGTGATTAGCAACTGCATCAAACTCACCAGAGCCTTCATTTGAAAAGCCTTGAGTGTTGTTGATGATCTCAACGCAAGGAATAAAGCCAAGGCTATTTTTAAGCGTTTTGGTATTACCTGTTAACGCATAGGTTGGCATATCAAAATTCAGCTCCGAATCGGAGTGTGTCTCTTCAATTTCTTTTGGTTTAATTGATAATCGGATATAACGCTTAGCACCAGGATTGTATGTGCTTTGCGATCCAGTGATATTGACTGTATTAATTTGATCGCCAAAGCCGTTGCCACGGCGCACCTTGTAGCTGTAGATGATTACGACTTCGTCAAGCTCACCGTCAACGTTGTAATAGGCACGATATTCATGTTCACGAAAGTAATAAAGTCTATAGCTCTGCTTGGTAGGACGGATGTAAAAAAGTCCTTTACCATCACACAAAAAGTATTCCCAGATGGAATCCAAGCGGGTATCCATCTTGTTGTACTTAAGGACCCTGTCGATAAAGTCTTTGCGCTGAGCACCAAAGTTATCTTGTCCTGGGAAGAACTCAACTCCTTGGCGAATACCAAAGAGTTTCATCTGTGCAATATGGGACGCAACAATACCCGTATCTACAACAATGTCACTGTTTTTATCCAGGTAAGCATTGATAATTTCGTGGAGTCGGGCTTTAGCGTCAGCCATTATTCACCTTGTACGTTAATTAAATACTAGCAGTTTTACGAATTTTAAATTGCACCTGTACCCATTTCGCCATACAAACCAGGTCCTTGTTTATTACCAAAATAGGGTCCTAGTCCTGGTCCCATCCTCTCTGGTACACCCGCAGGCCAGCGATAATCTCGTAAAGGATTTTGTTTACTGTTTTGTGTGTAGTTACTCGGATCGTAGATCCTACGAACAGTATCCATGCGTTGCCGTTCCAAAGCTGGATGATCCGCCATGCTCCCTGGAGCACGCATAAAAATATCATAAACTTGATTGGAAGGTTTCAATTGTGCCACCAATCCTCCAACATTACCGACTCCTGCGCTAGGCAATTGTTGTTGCCCTGGAAAAAAGAAAGGAATATTTTCTTCCGGAGATTCTTCTTTTGGTAGAACAGGCTGCTTATAAGGACTTTCGCCACCAGGGATTTTAAAAGCTGGGTTTGTAAGCGGATTACCAGCTGCAAAATATCCTAAATTTCCCCCTACTGGAATACCCCCTTTAATGCTCTGCATTTTTACATCCGTCAATCCGTTTATTCTACTCTTCTATAACCTCATAGCCAGCCGCATCATTGACCTTGGAAATAATGATGCCAGTGCCACGGACATCCCAATTAAGTACGTCGCCTTCTTGCCAGCAAAGCTCTTCCATCACCTCATCGGGAAGAACAATGTACTGATCTCCGTTCTCGTCCTCCTGGACCTCGAGGATGTAACTCATTTGGATTCAAGTAATTTCTCAACTAGCTTATCAAGTTTTGCATTGATTTGATTGAAGTTATCATGCATTTGTTGGATCTCTCTTAGGAAGTCAACCTTGAGAACGTACTCTAAAGGCATACGTTTTAAATCGTCTTCCAAGACGTCAATCCTTCGCTTTTGCGAACCGATGTAATTAAAAGCTTGTTGGATCTGGTCGTTTTGCCTGCCAAGAATCTTACCTGCGACCCAACTGCCACCAGTAATAGCGGACACAACGGCCGTCAAACCGATAGCAATGTATTCAGGCCCCACGACCAAATTCGCTTTTTTCTAATTCTAAGGTTTAGTAATCAAGTTGGAGTTTACCTTTTTTCATAAGACCGTTAATCATCCATTTTTTTATTTCTTTCGCACAAAAGTTTAAAAGCTTCAATATCGTGTGTTTTCACGCGATGGCAAACTGCACACAAGACTTGACATTTAGCTATTTCTGCCATCAAAATTTTTTTGTTAGTTGTATGCATTTTTGCAACAGCTCGAATTTTTTCGTTTGGATTTATGTGATCAAAATCTAGAGCAAAATGAAACTCACTATAACCACAGCATTCACAGCCTCTTTTTAGCTTTTCTTCTTTTATTATTTCGGCATTTTCTTTTTGTTTTCTACTTGCTGCTTCTGCGCAACCTTTCTTTCGCTTCTCCCAGGCCTCAGGAGAAAGCCAGTTCATTGAGTAAGTACCGTTTTTATTGAGGCGCGACTTTCTTCTATAACAAAGAAAAATGCGACCATCTGGAGCAACCTCTCCATATCTCCAGGGTCGGCCCGTCGCTGGGTTTAATCGTTCCATCAATAATCCAATTGCAGTTTGCCCTTTTTCATGAGGCCATTAATTAACCATACTAACGCGTCAACAGTGTCGTCATGACTGCTAACACCAAAGTTAGTTAGCTCTTCAAACATCGCGGTGAAGTTACGATACCGATTGAAGATGATCTTACGGTCCTCAAAGAGTCCCATACAACCACGGAAGCGTGCCAGCTTATCTGCACGGAATCCTTTGACGGGATGCCAATTCAAGTTGTAAAGACTTTCGTTGTTTAGACACACACGCTTAAAGTCAGCTTCAAGAGAAGCCTGGTACTGCACTGCTTCTGAGTAAATGTCACACGTGGAGTAGGTCGGAAAATAATTACCGCTTTCATCGCAGCCAAGTATCGACCAATCATTAAGCAATTCTTTAAGAGCATCTAGTTTTTCTAGGTTGCCCATCACACGCAAGCGGCGGTAATCAATGACGTGAATCTGATCTCCAATACGTCCACCAAGTACCATAACGGTGTAATCATTCTTTTCTTTGGTACCAGCGGATAAGTCAACCCCCACAGCAAGCGTGTCAAACTCTGTTGCAATCTCCGCTTTGACAATCAGCTCAGGCGCCAACGACAATTCGTTTTGCCTGATGACTTGATTCATGTACTGAAACGAAAAAGCAATAGGTGCTTGTCGTTTCTTTTCTTTCAAATAATCCAATGACCACATCTCTGGCCAATAGGATTGTTCGTCCCCGGACTTAGGATCTTGCAAGATTGCGGACAACACAATTTGCAACCAGTTGTTTTGCGTATTAAAGGTTGTGGAATGAATGTCATCATGTCTAAAGCGGGTACCAAGGCAGATGGCTCGTGCCCCTTCAAACATGGTGGGTGCAATCACCGCATTCCAGTTGTCCTGCATCTGTTTACGGATGTCAGGGTTGGAGATGTCTGCTGCAGATTTAATGGCGTCATCGATGATCACAAGATGTGAACGCTTGGAGGTCACCGAACCTTTAAGACCTGCTGCGCAGAGTGTGAATTGTTCTTCACCCGTGGTGTCAATGCCCGCAAACTTATGGTCAATGGACCAGTACTCATTACTGGTGACGTTCTTGAGAAGACGTACGGTTGGGAAAACCTCTTGGTATCGTTTGCTTTCGATGATGCGTTTGATGGTTGCCGATTTAGAACGTGCGATATCAACCGTGTAAGACAAGTAAAGAATCTGTAGCGGCTTCTTGGCTTGCGTGTGGATACCAATGGCCCAGGCAGTGAACAGACCGAGGACCGTGCTCTTGGCGGAGCCCCTGGGCGCCAAGAGATCAACGTTAGGTCCAGCAATCTTCAAAAGACAAGTGCTATCCTGATCGGTTACAAAGTGACGATGCCACTCCTTGTGGTGTTGAGCAGGAGGCTTATCAGCTACGTACTCACAAAAGAAACCAAAGTCTTCCCTTGCTTTCTGAAGAGATTCAAGGTTTCGTGGAATACGAATTTGTTGCTTGCGTGCAGCAGCTTGTGCGTTACGACGGTAGGCAAGATGCTGGTATGCAGGCACGGTAGGTATCGTTCAGTGTATTACTGAATACTACCCTATTTGTTATCGTCTTTGTTTCTTTTGTTTGCTTGGTATTTACGGGCTTTATCTAGGGCTGCTTTTCTTTTCTCTTTATCCGACATCTCACTTCCGTCTTCGTTCTTGGCTTCTTTTTTCTTGAAGTGCTCCAAGAGTTCAGGCGGCATTTTATTTTTGCTCATTCTGTTTCTTCTGCATTAATGCATTCATGACATCTTGGCCCTGTACAACATTCTGCGCAAGGGGAGTTGGACGACGGATACCAGCTCCTGACTCACGATTTTTTTGGAGTTGACGAGCAACTTCAAACAAACGTCCGGCAATATCTTCGCCGAAAACAGGAGGTTGCGGAGGTGGCTTTTGCATAGGTCTAGTCTAATTTATTTATTCTTCCATTTGCATGTGAGACCATACACTCATCGATGCTTCTTCCAGTGGGACTTCAATCGGGTCATCTTTGAAGATGGTCAGTAACTCACGTATGGCGCGGTCAGCACCAGCCATTAGCAAGCCCTTGCGATCTTTGTTGCCCGTGAACAGATCAATCTGGGCAATGGTGCCACGGAGTTCTTTTTGCATGCTAGCGATCCTTGCAACGCCAGAATCACGTTTGACAACACCGTTATCAATGTCTTCTCGAAGCTTGCGGATGTCCTCCTGCATGGCTTCAATTTCGTTGATCAAAACCTTGCGGTGATCAGGCTTTGGATAGTTGTGTTGGAGCCAAAGATCACAGCCTGTGATGCATCCGTTATAACGCAAGAAACGAGCATATAGATAGCATTCGATT